TATGGAATACCCTTTTCATAATACCATTCACGATTGGTTAAGAAAAAATCAATCTTTTCTAGTAGTTCAACTTTTCCATCAAAAAAGATATTTTTAAATGTTCTTGCACTCTCAAAGATGTCTTCCCTCCAACAATCTAAAGAAGACTCTTCATCACCTATTTTTACTTTGTCTAAAAAATAAATATATCGCTGATTTGTGCGACTATTTTTAATAGAAGATAAATAGTTTTCAGTAATATTATCAATATATTTAACTAAATAACTTAATGAATGCACATAGGAATAAATATAGATTACAATTTTATCGGTTTTTGAATTAACTTTCGCTTTGTCGTCTCTTATTTCTTCTTGTTCTATTTCTGCTTTTACAAAAATATTTTCATCTATTTTAAAATGTTTATTTTGAAAAACAATAAAAATATCTAAATTATGTTTTTTTGTTTCATTTTCATTTGAGGTTGACGATTGAAAATTAGTATGAGCTTCTTTAATTTTATAAATGGTATTATTTTTTTCAATATTAGAAATAATATAATGCCAAATAGCTTTGAACCTATTACTATACGATGACGTAATACTTAAATTACAACTATATGGTGATGCTATAGAGCTTTTTCTACCTTCTATAACAATTGTATTTTTTTTATAAAAAAAACCCTTCATGTCGTCAATAGTAAATTGATTTGGTATGAAAGGATTTTCATAAATATAATTAATTATATACCCGAAAAAACTAATTATTAATGTTGAAAAAATAGCATCAAATGCTGGATTGCCTGTTTTAAAATAATTAAATACTGTCATTTTTGTAAAATTACTATAGTTTGCATAAATTGAGTTTATGATTTGATTCATATATAGTTTAATAATTAGTGTAGATGGATTTAAACTGTTTAATTATATATTTTTTCCACCTTTAAGAAAGGTGGAGCCAAAATAGAACCAAAATAGAACATAATATTTAAGAAAATTTGGCGTTGGTTTGGCTCTTAGCTTCGCAAAACCTTTCCCAAAGGTTGATTAAAACGCACCAAAATGATTTGTAACTTTATTAAGTGCGTAAAATAATAAACCAAACAAGGCACTCGTAAATAAAAATCCATTAATATTTAAATTTCCATCATTGGAAAACAATACTGGAAAGTATCCAAATAAAAACTTTCTGAAAAATGGCAGTTGAAATAGAAAATACAAGACAGCTAGAAGTAAAGGGGTTTGTATTTCATTATACATATCATCCAACGAATTTTGTCTAGAGGCATTTTTATTATAGTCGTTTACCATATCCGAACTATTTTCATAGTCATTAATATAATTCATATTTTGGGGAGGAGGTGGCACATAATTGGGTTGAATATTGGGATCTATGTTATGACCAGTTGAAGTCATTGGAATATCTCGCGATGCTAATTGAGTTGCGCCACTAATACTAGCTTGCTGCAACCCACTTACAATTTGACTGATAGTAGTTTGATCTAAACTCAAGCCTCCTTGCTGTTGTTGCTGTTGTTGTTGAGGGATTTGTATATTTTCAGCAGCATTCATTGATATATTATTACTAACACTTCCACCTCCAACTGGATCAGTAGGTAAATCTAAAATACTTGTTGAATCGCTCATAATTATTATAAAGAATGATTGATTATAGTAATTACGCAAACTGTTTAAACTAAATTGCAATGCTAAAATTTAATATTTTATAAATCGTTCTAAATAAATCTAAAATAAATCAACTAATAATAATAAATATATATATATATATATATATGCAACAAATTGAAGGTTTAAATACTGATATTATGGATTTAAAAAAATTAAAAAATTATATTAATAATATTACACACGATAAAAATGCCAATTTTACATTAAATATAAATGAAAATGAAATAAAAATATTAGAATCAAATTTAGCATTTAATTTAGTTTTATTAAAAATGAATAAAAATATTGATGAAACATTATATAATAATATACTTTCAGTGTTTGATAAATTTAAAAATAACAAAATAAATGAAGAAATAATATTAAAATTAAAGGAAAGTCTTTCTAAAGAAAATTATTCTGAAACTCGTAATATTTTTGAAACAGAGATTTTTACAATAAAAGGAGGCAAGAGAAAAACCAATAAAAGAAAAACCAATAAAAGAAAAACCAATAAAAGAAAAACCAACAAGAGAAAAACCAATAAAAGAAAAACCAATAAAAGAAAAACCAATAAAAGAAAAACTTATTATGGCGGTGAAGGTGATGACGAAGAAGAATGTCCTATATGTAGAGTAGAACTAACAGATAATAGTAATGGTAAATCTGCAATAATTCACTATCCAACATTATCTAATGGTGAAAAAGATATGATCCATCCACATAGTGCACATATAGAGTGTGTAAATACTTGGTTAAAGCAACCAGGAGCAATAAAATCTAATTCTTTTGCATGTCCACAATGTTCAGCTTTATTGAAACCGGAAGATATAGTAGATGAAACTTTAAGAAAATCATTTTTAGATAGATTGAATCCATATAACGAATTAAATGATGAACAAATTATGGCAGCATTTGCTGAACAAGGCGAAGTTTTGCTTCGTATTCAACAAGTTGCTAGAGACATTGATAGACCAGGTCAAGATATATCAAACAGTAAATTATTATTTGCAATTTTATTATTAGCAGTGTATTATGTTTTTATTTTTTAAGATATCTATAATAGGTTTTATCAAGTGAATTATAATTATTATAAAGAATGAATTTATAATAATTACACAAAATTAAACTTTTAAAAATTAACTGTTTTTATATTTGCATTGCATTTGGTAGCAACAGGATTGTATTTTACACATTTTCTACCACTTTTATATATTTTATCCTTTAATTGTTCTAAAGGTGGAGCATGAAATAGTAAACATTCTTTGTTTTTACATACTTTTCTAAATAGTGAAGCTAGTCCAAAACCCAGTAATACTGACATTATAATTTTTCCTGTAGGCGTGTGAACAAATTTTTCAAGATGCATTCCCATTATATTATATTATAATGGGACTTTCTTTTTAAAAATTATTTTAATTGACTACTCAAATTATAATAATTTTTAACCTTGAATTGGTATGGTTGATATTTTTGATACATCACTAGGACATTCAATTTCTTCTTCTTCAAAATAAAAACAATTATCTGCCTTATCTTTAAACAAAACCTTACCTACTGTTTCTGGACTAGGATAAATAAAAATCTTTTTTCTTTCCGGTCCTAAAATATATACAAAAAATAATCCAATAGCAAAACTAACTAAAAAAATCGGCAATGAAATATAATTTAATAGCATATATAATGTATATACAAATTAATTTACAAAAATATTTTGTTTAGAAAAAACCTCTATTAAAATCCAGAGCTTTTGCTACAAGGTCATTCATTGAATTTAATAACATACCATAATTTTTTACACCATCTTTTGTAGAATATTGTGATAAATAGGTTTCTTGTAAAGACTTTGGTAATTTTTTGAACTCGTCGTTATATATTGGAACTCCAAAATCATATTGTCCATTTGGTAGCGGTTCAGGAGGAACTTTTAAATCGCTAGGTGCTGTAAATTTACACGGTTCTCTCTTGGCTCTTGCATTAACACAATTAAACATGAATTCTGCCATCCAATCTTTGTCTGTTTTTAAGACATTTTTAAGTTTTATAGGTAATTGATCCCATAATTGGTTATACTCTGGTAAGTGCCAGCTTACACCATCTTTTCCCTTGCCATATTCAGGTTCGTCTTTAGGAATTTCTGTATTTGCAATATTTACAACTTGCGCTTTTGTATTATCAATAGGTAAGGGCGATGATTCGCTACTTAAATCATTTGCTATAGCTAATTCTGGGTTTTTGTTAGGAACAGAATCTCTACCAACATTATATGAAATCACTTTATTTTTAAAACTAGTATATAATAAATTTTCAATTGTATATTTATTTTGAATTAAATGACAATTGTTTGTTTCATCACTATGCAACACCGTATATTCATTGTATTTTAAGTGTCTAATTTTCTCTAATAATGGTTTTAGAGTATTAGCGTATATAGTTGCCGCATCTCTAGCGTATTGGACATTATCGGTTTCGTTCATTTTTTTTATACAATCTTTAATATTGTTTATTTCTATATAAGAATTCGTAATAGCCTCACTTAGTTCTTGTTTTTTCTCGTCATTATCAACTATAAAATTATAGTTTTCCAAATAGTCCTCATAATAGGAACTAAAAAAATTAATGTCCTCTCTCATTTTTTCAAATTTTTCCAGCGCTTCTTCGGTTGTTATATATCCAAATAATAATTTGTTTTTATCGTCAATCACTTTGTTTTTCAGTTCTTTGATATCTTTTTGAAAAGCATTTAAAATACTTGGTAATGATTCCGCCTTGCCAATTTGAATTTTAATATTTAGATTACATGGGTCTGTAATAATGCCGCATACCGCACCATATTCTCTATATGAATCCTCATTATCCGTTTCAGGAAAATAATGAATGCTAAATTTTGAACCGCCTGGTCTTTGACAATTAATGCATTTTGGTTTAAGTTTAAGGTACTCAGTTCGCTTCTCTCTTTTACTTAATGCTTGATTGTTAATAATTTTCTTTTTATTTGCTGCTATTTGGTTTTCATATTTTTGTTTTAATTTAAAATATTCGTTTAAAGCTTCTTTAACATCAGTAATTTCAATGGTTTTTTCAGGTTTCCTTACTACAGGTACAGGTGCAGGCGCAGGTACAGGTACAGCCGTAGGTACAGGTACAGCCGTAGGTTTCTTTTTCATAATAATGATTGGTCCAGAAGAAGATGAAGAAGTCGCTGCATCATTATCCGAGTCGGAACCAAATATTTCATCAGCTAACGCGTCTCTATTTTGTTTTCCCATTAAGTTTGTTATACCTTCTGACAAGGAAGAAGTGATAGAATTTAAATTTATAGACATTATATATACTATTTTATAAATTATTTATAGGATTTTAGATTTATTTTACAATTATTTTAGATTTATTTTAGATTTATATAAATTTTTATTAAAAGGTCTTTGAACGTTTAATAATATCATATTCGTTTTCCCATGCAGGTAGTCCCGTTATTAATTCTTGGCTAGCTTTGCGTTTAGCTTGTTCAAAGTTTTGTATTTTTGATAAAATGTATTGCTGCTTTTCCTTGTTTTTTCTCTCTATCTCAACTGGAGTCAATTTACCCTTGTATTTATAAAGTAAAATTAGTCCTAAAATAATAAGAAAGGCCAAAAATAATCCTATATTAAATACCGTATTATGAAATTTCTCTCTCACGACATGACATTGTTTAAGAGTTTGATGCAAAAAATATTTAACTCCTGGTTCTGTAAGTGCTGGTTTAGGCGAGTCGTCAAAATCCATTATTTAAGTTATATTTTTAATAGTTAAAAATATAAATTAAATTATACCTATTATCTATATGGCTAGCTCTTATTTAAATATTATAACATTTTTACTAACAACATTGTTTTATTATATGGCATTAAAACCCAATTATACTTATGAAATGTCAATTGATTTCAATAAGAATAAACAATATACAACAAATAGTTATATGTATTTAGCTATTTATTTTTTATTAGTTATGGTTATTCAATTTATGGTAAACGCTTCCATAATTACTTCTACATGTGGAGGAAGTATAACAGAAAATCTAGGATCTTCAGGTGTTTTTACATTCATACCATGGACACTTATTTTTGGTGTAATTGCTGTAATATTAACCATTTATCCAGGGTTTAAAAGCGCGTTTTCGGATGTGATTGGTTATTATTGGGTTTATGGTTCAGCTAATAAAGTAATAACAGAATTATTAATTAATAGAGATGTAGAAAAGTCTTTAAAAGAGAGTCTTCCAACCGAAACAAATACACAATTACCTCCTACTGGAGGTCATAAAGGTGGCGCAATTAGTAAAGAACAAGTGGAGGAAGCTGCAGATACAATAGTAAAAATATGTGGTAATACTTCAGTATTAATCAACCAAATTGTTCCTTCAAACTTTAACGAATATTGGCGCATATTGACACCCTTGATGAAAGAAAAATATCAAAACGATGGTCCAGAAGCTACTCAAAAGAAAAAGGAATTATTTGAATTGGTAGTAACGAGAGATAATGTAGGAGAAGCAATGTGGTATATCTATACTGGTTTGCTTTTAACATCTCTTGTTCAACTTAAAATGACAACTCAAGGTTGTTCAAGTAATCCACAAACAATGGAGAAAAATTATCAAAAATTCTTGGCTTCAGAAAAAGATGCTAAAGCTAAAAATCAATTATCTACCAGCAAAACTTACACGATTACAAGTTAATCCACATTTTTTTCAATTATTGTTTTTCTTGTTTTCTTGTTTTCTTGAATATATTTTTTTAGTATTTCATATAATTCCTTAATTAAGTAGGGTCAAAGACCAATTTGAAAAAAAATTGAAATGAATTTTAATTTTTTTCTAAAACTTATATAATCATCTAATCAATCATCAACATGAATTTCAATTCAATTCCCAAACTAAGTTACAAGAGCAACATACTTGGCTGTGGCGCGACATCGCCTCTTGTCATACCATTAATCCCAGAAGACGACATTATTTCTTTTGTAGAACAAGTACTAGGTAAGATACCACGCATAACATGGGTAAGAAACAAGGCAACATTTACCATCACGCATTACAAGATAGATGGGCTCTTCATAAACGAACAAGAGCCTTTACACAGGGATAAACATATGACAATACATGATGCTGCTGAAATAGCTCTAGATAAGTTTCCTCACAATAGACCAAACTATGAGTACCTATTTGATAATGATGATTTACCTGGACCCTGCGTGCGCGGCGGATATTGTCAAATAGAAATTTCATTGTTTTACGATGAACCAAGTCAGTATTATTTCATTGGACGGAGACGCTTACGTGGTGACAGCTTTTCAGCGTCTATGCTATTTGGCACATTCGGCTACGAGTTTAATACCAACATTTTGTGGATGACTCGTAAGCCATACATATCGCTGGCGGAAGGACTACAAATGAAGGCCGGAAAGGAAGACCACATCAGCAAATACTTGTTCAACGACCTGATCTGCAAAGAAGTCTCTAGTTATATAGGCGAAAACCTGTCAATCAAAAAACCTGTACAATCTAGTTTCCTGATTTAATTTAATTATTGCATTTCTTCTCTCTCTTAGACTTTTCTTAAATATTGACAATG